AGCTTATCATGCTCGTACCGCAGATGTACTTGCGCATAAATGACGACTCCCAACCGCCGGAGTTTGAGTCGCTGGTATTCATGCGGACTCCGCCGCCTATAAGGTTGTAACTGTTGTCGCATAGCGCAACGTCCGTGCCTCCAGACAGCGCCGTTTTTCCTAACTGGAAATGAATGCGGTTTGCGCCCTCGACGCTGGAATTGTGATTGAATCCAATGATAAATGCGTATGTTGTGTAATTCGAGAGCGTCAGCGCACCAACCGTGCCGTTGAGCGTGACCGCCTTTCGGTCGCCGATGCTCCAAAAGTTTTCACCTGTTCCAGCATCAGAAATTCCACGAATAGTTTCCCATGAATTATCATTCAGTATGGGAGATATAAACACCAATGTTGTGTCATATGAAGATGTAACGTTCACAATATTGCTTCTACTTGTTTCCCCACCTAATGTTGCACTAACCGTCCATTCTCCTTCTTCCGGCACCACAAGCGTACACGTTCCGTCAACGGATGTGCCGCTCACGACCTTGCTACCTTTTGTAGCAGTGACAGTTGCACCAGATGTCACAGACACGATGATTTGCAGTTCTGTGCCGGTCTGAATGGCCTGAATGGCGGAGATAAAACCGGATGGGAATTGCAGACCGGCGCTGGTGTTGCCCTTTGTCCGGATCGCGTCCGCGACCTGCGTCAGCTTCGAATCCAGCGACGCCGAATCAACGACCTTGTCATACGCCATCAGTACGCACCTCCGCTCCACGTCGGCAGCGCCGCCAGCACGTCATTGACCATGCTCGTCTGATCTGCCGCCGTCCAGTAATCCATCCCCTTGACCGGCGTATGACCGGCGGGGCCTTGCGGGCCGGTCTCGCCGGGGTCGCCTTTCACGCCAGGTTCGCCCTTTGGCCCCTGCGGCCCCTCCGGGCCGGTCGCGCCTGCCGCGCCTGTTTCACCTTTCGCGCCTGGTTCGCCCTGCGGCCCCTGTTCGCCCTGAACGCCCTGTTCGCCCTTCACCCCTCGGGAGGGTTTCCCAGTATCAGTGCTGCCCAAGAACCAGTTGCCGTTCGCTCCAATCGTCGGGGTGACGCCGTCCGCGCCGGGTGCGCCGGGTGCACCGGCTGCGCCGGGGCTGCCGTCTTTGCCCGGTTCTCCCTGTGCGCCTGTGTCGCCCTTGTCGCCCTTGTCGCCCTTCTCACCCTTCGCGCCCTGCAAGGGGCCGTTGTTGACCCACGCAGAGGTCACGCCGTCGTAGATGTAAATGTCATACGGCTCCGCCGTGCCCACGCCGTAAGCGTCGCCAACCGTTGGATTCGTCACCGCAGCGGCCAGTGCCTGTGCCGTTGCGTAGTAGCCCGAGATGGTCAATCCCTTTCCGGGTTCGCCCTGAACGCCCTGCAAGCCCTGCGGCCCTCTCGGCCCCGTCTCGCCCTGTGGGCCTGTCGCGCCCGTCGCGCCAGTTTCGCCCTTGGCCCCGGTCTCGCCTTTCTCGCCTTTCTCTCCTTGACGGCCTCGGGATGGCTTCCCAGTGTCAACATTTCCGAGATACCAGTTCTCATTCTCCCCGATGGTGGGCGTGATGCCCTGCGGGCCGGTCGCGCCGGGGTCGCCTTTGTCGCCCTTTGCGCCCGTTGCGCCAGTGTCTCCCTTCTCCCCTCGGTCGCCCTTCTCGCCCTTCTCGCCCTTCTCGCCCTTTTCGCCTTTATCGCCTTTCTGGCCGGTTTCGCCTTTGATTCCCTGTGCGCCCTGCGGCCCGGTCTTGCCTATGGGAGCCTTGATCTCATAGCTTTCCCCGCGGGATAGGTTCACGGTGTAGACGTTGTTTCCCTCGCTGTCCGTCTCCTTGAAACGGATGCTCTCGATCCCGGCCTCCTGATAGATCTCGTTGATCGCCGCGACCATCGTGTTCTTGTTCTTTGTCAGAAGCGCCGCAAGATCTCCCAAGACAGCCAGCACCTGTTCCGCCAGCTCGGGCGTAAAGCCGGACGGGGCCTCTCCATCCTCGCTTCCGCCCGGCTCGACCGGGATCGGCTTCGCCATCCGCGCCGTCCGCACCACCTGTGTCCGCCCGTCTCCGAGCGTCTTTGTCCCCCGTACCGACAGCAGCAATCCGCCCTCGCGGCACACCTCCCACGGCAGCGTCAGTCCGCCCGTGTACAGCAATTCCACCTTCACGTCCCCGTTTTCCAGCACAACGGTTTTCGTTAGCCCGTTCCAGTCCTCGTCGAACGCACATTCCAGCTCGTAGTGATTCACTGCCCCGGCCACCACCGCGTTCCCGTCCTGCCGCGTGATATGCTTGTCCCGGATCGTAAATTTCAGCGTCTTCATCTCATCACCCCAATGCTCTGTAATAATACGTGTATCCGCTATTGTTGAACTGCGTATGCGCGCCGCCGGAATACCAGAAGATCGTCTTGCCGTCCGCGCTCTTCTTCGCATATCCGGGGTTCGAATACGCGTCGGAATGACCCGCCCCATCGTAAAATCCCGTTCCCTCGGCATACTCCGTCCCGAGCCGCTCTCCAATCAGCAGCGGATATGAATAACTGTTCTGATACGCAAGCTCGAACCGTGTCTTCCCCCCATATTCATACGAATATCCCAGGATTTCCACTGTCTTCGGCACAAACGTAAATTCCAGCGCATTCGGCGACGATGCCCCATAAAGCCCCGTCCCCACATAGCTCCCCGTCGCGCATTTGCCGACGGATGACAGCTGGCTCTTCGGCGCGGACACATATTTCACATTCTCAACCCATCCGTCCGCCGGATAGGCGTCCTGTGTCTGACTCGTCACAATGCCCTGAAACTCCAAGCTCCCGATCACCTTCGGCACATCCAGAATCAGCGCCCAGATCCCCTGCCCGTTGGCATAGCCCGTCTGCTCCCGACGGATGGCCGTGTCCGCGCCCCAGTGATACACGCCCGGAGCGTCCTGATATCCCCCATACATCCAGTACTTACAGGTGAAATACTCGCCCGCCACCGGTTTCCGGCTCGCCGCCGTGGGATTGGCCAGTGTGATCTCGCCCGTCGTCGGATTCATCGCCACGCTGTTTGCCACCGTAAAGCGGAAATTTCCCGTCGAGGGTACGTCGTCGCTCTCGCCGGAAACAATCCGCCCCGCGACCTCCTTCTGTTCGTAGGCGTACTTGTTCCACACATAGCCGCCCGGCGCACCGTTGATCGCATCCTCAATGCGCCCGATGCTATTGCGCATCGCAACGAGCACCTCGCTCAGCGTCGCCCCGGTCTGTACCCCGGCCAGACCGGCCACCGGGTCCGTCACCGTCAGCTCGTCGCTCGTCTGGTCCTCATCCGGCACCAGCCGCTTCCAGACGCCTGCCGTCTGCTGGCCATAGAGTTCGCGCCGCGTCTTCGCCTCGGCGAACGGTGCCTTCGCTGCAACCAGCGCGTCGAGATTCCCATCCGTCAGTGCGGTGCACCCCGGCAGCATCGATGCCGCCTTGTCCACCGCCGTGAACGCCGTGATCGTGAACTTGCCGCCCGCCGCCGTCACAGTGTTCGACCAGTCGGCCTTCACCTGGATCGTGATCTTTCCATCCTCGCCCGCCGTCACATCCTGCACGAGCTGCGTTCCGCTCGTCAGCGTATATTCCGTTGTTCCGAGATACGCCTTCAGCGACGCGAACTGTCCCGCCGTTTCCTCTGCCGTCAGCCACACACGCACCGTGTGCCCCGCCGGAACGATGAATTCCGCCTTTGCCGTGCCATACTGGCTGTCGCCCGTGCCCGAAAAGACCAGCTTCCCGCCGCTTGCCTCCTTCGTCACGTTCTCGCCCGTCCAGTCCGCGCCGGACGCAAGCGCATAGTCCGAGGCGAGATTCGCAATGGAAAACTCCGGCTTCAGCCACAGCTTGCCCAGCTGATACCCCGTCTCCGGCGTCTCATTGGCCGTCGGCGCGTTCATGGAATAGGTCACGTCGATGCTGTTGATCTTCTGCACCAATGCCGCCGCCAGCTTCGCCTCCGTCACCGTTCCGTCCACGATCGTACCGGCCTGCGCGGCCTTCGCCGTCGCCAAAATCTCCGCCAGCGCCGCCGCCAGATTTGTCGCCGTCATGCCCTCCGCGCTCACGGCCAGATGGCTTGCAAATTCCGCCGATTCCAGCTTGTCCACCAACGCATTGATGGCCGCCTTTGCCTCGTTGTGCAGCAGCTGCAAATCTGCCCGCACCTGGCTCTCGTCCGGCTCATACGTCGGAAAATCCTCCGCCTTCGTCCAGTCCTTTGAAAATTCGAGCTTTTCCAGATAGCCCATCATCTGTCCCTCCCCTGATAGTTGTAGTAGATCTGCGCCCCCACGAGCGACATATCGCGGAACGCCTCATGGTTTTCCAGCGTCATCGTGAAATGCCGCACATGGCGGCAGCCCGGCTTCCGCACCGCAGCGAGCGCAAACTGCGGCACGCCCAGATATCGGTGCGTCAGGTCGCGCGGGCACAGCCGCCAGCTGAAGCTCTCAATGTCCGTCAGATCCCGCCGCGTCTCATAGTCGCTCTTGTACGTGATGCGGATCTTCGTGTCCGTGTCCGACCGCGTCTGAAATACCACCCGCCGCACATCCTTCAGCCGGTCATAGCTTCCAAAGTGCTGCGTTGCAAACCGGTATACCTTGTCAATCGGCCCGTTGTAGTCGGCATACGTCCGTTCCATCCGCGTCACGCGGCCCGAAGGGCTGAGATGATGCACCGTCTCGTCCGCGAGGAAGAACGCCGCAGCCCGGATGTTCGTGAAGTAGAACCAGCTCGGCTTGCTCGCCGACGACAGCACATAGTCCCACACATACACATGCCCATTCGCCGCCAGCCAGTACCGGTCGCCGTCGTCGCACGTACACACGTCGCCCGCTTTTCGCACATCGTAGAGCAACCCGCGCCGCTCCGCCGTCCCGTTCACGTTCCGGCTGATCGACTCAATATTGTTCTCCAATGCTGGCGTCGTGCTCTTCACAATGTGGACGCCCTGTTCCCGGTTGCAGAACACCAGATTGTTCTCCACCAGCCGGATCGTCCACGGCAGATCACAGCCCGTCTCGCTGTTCACGTTTGTGTAGTTCAGCGTCAGATACGCCCGCCCGTCGATTTCGCTTGTGGACAGCTCCGCCCGTCCGACCGAATGTTCCTTGAAGATCATCAGGAAACCGGACTGCACGCCGAATCCTGTCACGGCCTCGGCCCGGTCGCCCGCGAGGTTGTACTGCGAGATCGGGAAATACGCCGCATCCATCACCGTGTGGTTCCCGTTCCAGAAATAGGCGTTCGGCTGCTCCTCCGACCCGGCCAGCACCAGCACCACCGAGTTCCCGCCGCCATACACCGCCGCGTAGCGACAGTCCATCACGGCCTTCTTCGCCGCCGTGTTCTCCTTCGTGTAGGTGATTTTTACCGTGTTGTTCGTCGGCGGGTTCGTCACCGGCGGGGCCGACGTGAATGTCACCGTGCCTTTTTCCAAATCGACCGTGTAATCCGTCTCCGCGGTCTTTTCCGCACCGTCCACTTCGACCTTCGTCACCGCCGCCACATCCTGCACCGGCAGATGGTATTCCTTCACACTTTCCTTCGCGTTGTACCACACGGTTTTCCCGTCGGCCAGCCGGTTTTCCGGCTGATAGAGGTCGCCGGAACCCGTCGCCGGATCGGCATTGAGCACAATGACGGGTACATAGCCCGCCACATCCGCCGCCGCAAACGTCTCGCCCTTTGTGATCTTCTTGAAACAGCCCTTTGTCTTGTAATAGAGCGCCCCGTCGTACTGGAAGAACGTCCCCCGCACCTCCGGAATCCCCTCGCAGAGCTTCACGAGCGTCATGTCCTCCTGGGAGGGATCTCCGTAGTAGATGCACGCCCCGATGTGGAAAAACTCCATCCCGTGGAACTGTCCATTGCTTGCCGCATAGCCCACGCCCGGCCCGGCCTTCTTGCCGTCCTCATCCACGCCGTCGCAGGCGTTCTGCCCGTCCCGGCAGCAGAGCACACCGTCGCGCCACCACAGGTTCTCCATCTCCGGGCTTTCATTCCGCCCCATCCGGTAGTCCAAGTCCCATAAATTCAAGCCCCCGTCGAGCTTGTCGTAGTCAATGGAATACTCTGTTTTCGCGCTTGGCAGATTGCTCGTGCTGAGATATGGGTTTCGATTGGATAGATACATCACCAGCCACCCCAATCCGCATATTCATCCGAAACGATGCCGACCGTCGCCGCCGGGATCTCTCCCAATCTTGACAGTTTATTCTCAAATTCATTGTAAAATGTCGCCTGAATGTACGGATCGTCGAAGATCTCCAAATGGGACGCAATGTAAAACGAAAGTGCGCTCTGCGCCTCCATCGGGCAGTCGATGAAATCCGAATCCTCCGGTACGCTCCTGAGCAGCACAGGATAGCGGAAATACTCCGCCTTGATCTCCCGCTGTGGCTTCGGCACGGCGATCTTGTTCTCGCCCATGAGCTTATAGCGGCTCGTCCGGGAGACGTTTCCGTGGTTGTCCACATAGATGATCCCGGACGGGCACAACTGCCAGAAATCGCCCGGCAGCGTATATACAAGCCAATTCCCCATCTCGACCGGGTCTGACAGATCCGCCACCTCCCGGAGCCGCCGCGCGGTCGTCGCCAGATACACCAGCGCATCATTCGCCAGCGAGGGGATGCGGTTGAGATAATCCTGTTGGTTGTTATATGTCGTCGCTACCTTGTTCCCGGCAATGGAATACTGATGGATGAGCCGGAGAACATCAGCTTTTAATTGTCCGTAAGTCATAAGCCCTCCTTAAAGGGAAATCCCCCGGCTTGAAACCGGGGGATTTTTCAAATAAATCAGCCTGCGTTGAGCTTCGTGATCGTGTGCGCCAGCGGCTTGTCCGCGCTGTCGACCTCCACGATCTCGATGAACTTGTGGCCGGACGTCACGCTGATCTCCAGCGTCGCCGCCGTCAGCTCCGTCCAGGAGGCCTTCGTGATCGCCGTGCCCTGCGTCGCGCCGAGCAGTGCGCCCTTCGTCGCGGCAGTGTTGTAATACCACTTCTTGCCGTTGCTGTCATGCTGGCCCGGGATCAGGGAAATGGTGCTCTTGCCAGTCGCCGTGCCGACGGACTGCACGGTCAGCTTCTTCAGCTTGCCGCCGCCCTGATAGTAGATGCCACCGACCTTCTCGTCGAGAACGAAGCAGTCATAGATGAAACGGCCCTCGCACAGCCAGCCGGAGATTCCGGGAGGGTTGTCGTGGGTCTTGAACTCTTCGAGCTGCTTCGGCGCGGTCGCTGCCAGCGGGTGGCAGAGAATGAACGCGCAGCCCGCCGGAAGACGGGACGACGGGACTTTCACGATCTTCGCGCCGTCCACTTCGCCGATGACGCCCTTGATGAGCATCTCCTGCGAAGTGTTGCCGTACTTCATGAACGCGCTGTCCTGCTTCAGGAGGTTGGCGAACGCATAGGAGCAGAACGCCACACGGCCCTGATCCGGGACGTTGTTGTCGCCAAGCGATTCCATGCCCTTCAGGAACAGCTCATAGGCGTTGCTCTTGGTCGGCGCAGTCGAATCGCTGTTGCCCGCATCGGTAGCCGCGTCTGCGAGGGTCTTGAAGCAATACGCATCAAACTCGGGGATCATGACCTCGTTGGTCTGTCTCGAAAGGGCCTTGCCGGAGTCCATGACCATCTGGCTCTGGAGCTTGTCGCCCTTGTCGATGATGAACGTGAACGCGCGGTCTTTCTTGACCGTCATCGTCTGCACGTTTCTCTGGAGATCGTCCGGCGTGCCGTAGCGGTTCGAGCCGCTTCTGGAGTAGTCCTTCAGCGGAACGACCGGGATGGAGTAGACCTTGACGGTCTCTACGCCGGTAAACTCATAGTCGTTGTTCAGGGCCATCATGGCCTGAGACTGCTTGGTGAATCTTTCATCCACTTTGTTGCTGTACTTGGTTGCAAGGTTTTTTCCGCCTGCCATAATATCAATCCTTTCTATTCATGGCGCGGCGCAAAGTTACCACGGGTCGGAATCAAACCCTTTCAGGAAGGGATCTTCCGGCTCCGTGTCCGTCGGCGCGCCACCTGTGACGCCCTTGACGGGTGCTTTTGCCGCCGCAGCCGCATTTTGTTTTAAGATGTTGTTTTCTTTCTTGAGTTTCTGATTTTCGGCTTCCTTCTGCCGGGCCTCATACCGGTTGTAGGCGTTCAGGAGATTCTCCCCGTTCCGCCATGCCTCCACGACTTCCATCGGCAGCTGTCTGGTTTTCAGGTCAGGACGGGCCACAATCAGCTCCTGCGCCTCCGCCTGAATGTTGCGTTCATGGGCCTCCGGCGTGGGTTCCTCCGGCTCCGGGTCGGGAGCCTTTGCCGCCTCGCGCTGCATCATCCTGTCCACATAGTCCTCGGCAATGGTCTGCGGTGTGCCCTGCTCCATCAGTTCCTGCACCTTTGCGGCCTTGTAGCCCTCGGCGGTCTTCTGGATCATCTCGTCCACCGTCGCATATCCCATGCCTTTTGCCATCTGCTCATAATGCTCCACCTGTTGGCGCATCGTGTCGTTCTTGGCCTTCCAGCGTTCCCCGGCCTTTGCCAGCTGATAGAGGGCCGGCACCTCGTCCTCGCCAATGTCCACGTCCATGTCCTCGCGGTCGACGCGGGCCTTGAAGCGAAGTCTGCGCGGCGCATCCTCCGGCGTTTCCGCCTCGGGTTCCTGCGCCTCATGGTTTTCCTCGGGCTGCTCAGTGGTAGGAGCATCCTCTTTCGGTTTCTCCGGTTCGGCCTCCTGTTCGGGTTCCGGCTGCGCGTCCGCATCCTGCCCCGTCCATTCGTCCGCGAAGAAGTCGTCTCCGGTGCCGTAGCCGTCCGGCATCATCACGTCCTCTTCCTCCGGGATCGCGGCCATGTTTTGTTCGTCCATACTGTTTCTCCTTTCTGCGGGTAGGCAGATTCATTTATTTTGGCACATGGTAGTGTGTCATTTACATGCTCTGGGCGTTTCTCAGCGCCCGTTTCGCCTCATTCGGCAAGGTGCTGTACCGCTGCTGTACCGACGCCGGAAGGCTGCTCACGGCCTTGTCCTCGCTCAGGGGCCCGCCTTGCAGCGGCATCTCCACGCCGGCTGTCTGCTGCGGCTGATTGGCTGCCTTTTTCAGCTCGTCGATCAGCTCGCCCTTCTTGGGGATGAGCTTGTCCGGCACTCTCTCAAGGTATTGGATCACATCCAGCACGCCGGCCGATCTCAGGTTGTCGAGCGTCTGCGTCATCGCGATCTCGGAATAATACGAGGTCGCCCCCACGTCTGCCCGGATGTTGAGCCAGAGGTGCTTGAACTGTGCAAAATCAAAATCTTCCACAACTCTTCTGGACACGCTCTGCATCTGCATCATGCCGGTGTTGGGGTCAATCGCCGGGTTTCCGTCCGTGCCGATCACTGGCTCGTCCATCATGCGATCCTTCACGATGGGCCGTTTCCCGTAATAGGTACCCATCATATCCAGCAAAATCGCCCCGATGTCCTCCACCCATTCATGCAGCCCTGCCCGGATGTTCTCCAGCGGCACTTCCGCGTTGCTCTGTAAAACCATCAGCGCCGACGTGTTGTCCGGCTTCACGTTGCCAAGCTGCGCATCCGTCGCGCCCATGCAGTCCTTTGTGTAAGAAATCGCCCGGTCAATGACCGTCAGGATCTGATTGGACATATCTGCGGGCTGAAGGTTATAAGCGACCTGTGAAATGCTCTGCCCCGGCTGCAAGCCTCTGACGCCGATGGCCTGTCCGATCTCATTCGACCAGTTCCCGATCAGATCCGCGTTGTACACCGTCTTCGGAAATCCCAACAGCTGCAAATGCCGCATCGCCATTGCGAACATGGAATTGATGAAGATCTGGTTTGGGATCAGGCCCGTGGTCAGCGCCCTCCCGTGGTACTGGTTCTTCTGTTTCTCCCAGTTGGCCCATGCAATGGGGTATCGGGAAAGCCCCGTGTCCACATCCTCAAAGATGACCGCCGTGCGCGTCGCCTTCGTCACATGCACGGTCGTCACCATCCGCTTCATATCCTTGGTTTTCGGGATCGGCTGCATGTCCTCTCCGAGGATGAGGTTTCCTTTTCCGTCTCTCTGAAACTCCGGATTCCCGTCCTTGTCCACAACCGGCTCCTGCATTGCCTCGCCGGTGTTCTCATCCATCACCGGCTCTTCCGTCATCACCTTTGTGTAGAGATATACATAGAGGGCCTTGCCCGTCCCGTCGTCGGACGTGATCTCCACCTTGCCGCCGGAGCCTGCCTGTTCGTTGTACTCCGCGTCCGGCTGAAACGCGCCGTCCGCGTCCTTGGCCTTGTGCCGTTTGGCCTCGGCCCGGAGATTTTCAACGGTATCTCTGCCAATGACAAGGATATAGGGCTGTGTCTCCACGCGGGAATCGTTCGGATTGCCAAACATGATGTTGATCCCGTCGACAAGCTCCATCTGAATTTCGCCCCGGTGCGCACCGAACGCGCCGCCATACGGCAGCGCATCCGCGTCCCACCAGAAATGCGCCGCGTAGTCTCCGGTCTGTGCCCCATCGAACAGGGCCTCCCGGATCTTGTATTCAAACTTGAACTTCTCCAGCAGGTTCTCGACCTCTGCCGTGGCGTATTCCGCCGCGTTGTTCTCGGGGTCTTTCTGATTCTCGCCGTCGTAATAGGAGAGCGGTTCAAAGTGGATCGTCGTGCCGGAGGACGTCAAGCTCGCCACAAACAGGCTCGCCACGCGCTTGATGATGTTGAACACCGGCTTCGGCAGCCGGGACATCGCGGGCGTCATCGGCACATTGATCCACTGATTCCCCGCGAAGAACTCAATATTTGTGTTCACCAGCCGGTACTGGTTCGGCACCAGACTGTTGTTGTACTGACGCCCCTTTTCATAGAGCTCCCACGCTCTGGTCTTACTGTTCTGCCCCATGCCTTACTCCTTCTTGTCAATGCCATAGGCCATGTCGATGTTGTAGCCCATCAGCACGTCAAACGCCTCTTTGTCTTCCTTCAGCCGAATCAATTCCTTCTCGCTTGCTGTCTGTACTTCGGCCTTGTGTGTCAGCCGCTCCACAGCTTTTCTCAAAAACCATCCGGCCATGCCGCCAATGACGAGCAGCAGCACCCCGATCAAAATATCGACCATGTTCTTCTCCTATCCATATACGTCATAGGCGTCATCCAAAAACGCCCGTTCCTCCTGCTCCTGCGCGATCTCCCATTCGTTCCGCTTCACCGGCTCAAATGCGCCGGACGTCCTCAAAAGGTATTGCAGGGCTTGGCTGGCACTGTCGACCATATCGTCATGTGCCCCAGCCGGAAAACTCGTCCACTGCCCAAGAAATTCCTCGACCCACGGCTCACCTTCCGGCACGAACACGTGCCCGGATTCAATGGCCGGGCTGACGGCGTTCACCCGCGCCACCTTCCCGCCCAGCGGCTGAATAGGGATGCAGAACATTTCCGCTTGCAGCACCTGAATGACCGCCGATCCGTTCGCCTTGTCCTCGACGAGCACGGCCCGCGCGTTCGGATACAGCCCCCGCACCGTCCGGATCGCCGCCAGCGTCCCCGGAAAATCCAGATGCCGGTTCAGACAGTACCGCAGATAATAGTCATTCCCGCGCTTTCCCCATACGGTGATGGCCACGAAGTCGTTGTCCTCCGCGCCCTTGAACGCCGCGTCCACTGAAATGACCTCCGTGCCGAAGCTCGTCACGGCCTTCGGATCATAAAATCGCCACCAGTCCCGCCGCACCAGATTTCCGCCTTCAACGCGCGGCGAGCACTGGTAGAGCGCCATCCACGCCCGCGCCCCGCCCTGCGCATCGGAGAGATACGACCGCTTGAATTCCGCAAGCCACTTCGCATCCTTCCCCAGCTCCGGGCACAGCGCCTCGCCGGGCTTCCTGCCCATCGGGTCATGCTCTTCCGCCTCGACCGGCAGCCGCACCAGCTCCACATTCGCCTCGCTCTTCAAGATCCGCGCCGCCAGATCATCCTCATGCCACGGTGTCATGATCACAATGACCTTCGCGCCCGCAGCCAGACGGGATTTCAAGGAATTCTGCCATTCCTCCCAGACCTTGTCCCGCGTCGTCTCGGAATCGGCCTCCTGCCGGTTCTTCACCGGGTCGTCGATCAGAATGAGATTCGCCGGGTTGCCCGTAATGCCGGACAGCAAACCGCGCGAGATGATGCGCCCCACCCCGTTGCTCAGCTCCAGCTCCGTCGCCCGGTCGACGCCGCCGATCTCAATGCCGAACAGGTTCTTTCCGAACCTCCGGATCTTCTCCTTGTTCCGCCGCAAAAACCGCTCCGCAAAGCCCTCGTTGTACGACGCCATGATGATCCGGCTCTCCGGATGCTTCCCCAGATACCAGCTCGGGACGGATTCCGTCACCGTCATGCTCTTCCCGTGCTGCGGCGGCGTCTCAATCAAAAGAATGTCATACGCATGCCCTGTCTCCTCCTCCAGAAACGTCTGGATCTTTCTGGACAGATATTGTGAGAGCCCTGTGCGCACCCATTGCGGGCCCTGCACAAGGCTCAGATATTGTTCATAGTTTCGTCTCGCCAGCTCTCTCCGTGCCAGCTCGGCCATGACCGCCTTATTCATCGGCCATCGCCATCAATTCCTCGTCGCTCAGCTCCGTCAAATCAATGGACTGCCGGAATGGCTTGCCATCCAAGTTGCCGACCTCCTGCTTGTCCGTCCATCCCGCCCAGTTCTTCAAGGCGAAAATCGTGATCGACTGCTGATAGTGCCCGAGCATCGCGCCCGCCGCAATGGTGTCCGCGCGGATTTTCTCGAACTCAGCCTTTATATTCGGGAAGTATTTGTTCAGTGTGGTGTAAATCGTTTTTGCATCTGCCGGTGTCTCTCGTCGTTTTAACCATCGGCAGAAATCTGTCTGCGTCGGAGCCTGAATGTACCCCTGCTCCGCGATCTCATCGCAATACTCCGTCCACAGCTCGATCAGTTCTTCGCCGCTCTGATAGGTTTTTGGGTGTCCTGCCGTTTCGTACTTCTTTTTCCTTGCCACGTCTTTCGCCTCCCTTCCTTGTGACGTTGTAATCCACGCCCGGCCTCCCGCACAGGTCGCAGGCTGCCTTTGTTTTATTCCCAGCCCATTTACACCGATACCCGGCCAGCTCATAGCTGTCGCGGCATCTATAACACAGTGTCCTCATCTTCTCTCAGCTCCTCCGGATAAAGGTAGAGCGTATGGCCGTTTCACCATACGCTCCGTTATAAAGGAAGGAGGATCGTCAATGCCTATCTGGCTGATACCATAATACCACGGTTTATGGCCCGATTTTTCCGCTTTTTTTCCGCCGCTATGTATTGACATACCCGAGCTCTACCGCGATTTGCCCGAGAATTCCGTTGATTCTGGCGTATGCAGCCGATTTCCCGATCCCCGCCATCATTGCCGCGCCCTCGACTGTATAGCTTTCTTTCCAGTACACCAGATCGATGAGCCTCATATCCGTCGTATCCAGCGTGGAGAGCACCCGCCCGATGGCCTCTGCCGTTTGTTCCAGATTCCGGATATACGGAGACGTCACCATTCTCAGCCCCACATTTTCCGTCATCCTTGAAGCATCGGAGCCGTGCCCGCCGCCATTTCCGTACTTTGCCACGGTCGACGGCATCATCGCATCCTTCTCCCGTTCCAAGTCGCGCTTGATCTCGTTGTAGTGCGCCAGTTGGAACTCCACATGCCCCTTGATCTTCTCATTCAGGGAATACTTGTACCGTCCCATCGTCCACCTCCAGACATTCCTCGCACGGCAGCGGCCCGTTCTCATCCGAATCCAGAAACCGTTCGTAGAGATCGCACCACCACGCGATGCAAAATTCACAGCTATTGCAGTTCTTCATCACTGTCACCATCCTCTATCCGTCGATGATTGCCGCAAAAGGTATCGCCTTGCAAAACGTGTACGGATTCACCTCGTTATCCTGTGCACACAAAAACGCCGCATTGCACGCTACATGCCACAGAGACGGCAGGCCAGATTCCTCATCAATGTGCATCGGATCATTCCAAATCGCCAGCACATGGCGAAGCAGCGCCTCGTGCCACCGTTCCGGGGCAATGTGCTTCCAGTTCTCAGGGTCTGTGTATTTCCTGTCCCCGAAATCCCGTACTCTGGCCACCGCCTCAATGAGTTCCGGCGGCACACTGGAGAGCTTCAGTTTCCCGTTGTCGTCTTTCGTTCCCTCGATCATTCCATAACCGCCTTTCTGACCGCATAGAGCTTGATTTCCAGCTCCGTGATTTTCTCCTTCAGTTCCTTGTATTCCTTCTCGTCGACCTCCGCAACAGAGATCACCTTGTGGCATTTCCTGCATTCGTACCGTCTCCGTTGCAGTATGCCGTTCTTTTTGTAAGGCCGGACTTCCAGCGAGTAAAATTTTCCGCCACAGCTGCATATCATCTGTCCCACCAGTCCTTTATCAGGTCGTTCCGCTCGAAAAACGGCTGGAAGTACCCGCCGCAGACCTTTTGCAGCACATAGTCGATTCTCGCAATCGCTTCGTCGGATTCCGGCCTGCACTGCCATGCGACGCCGTACTCGGATTCCAGCTGCGTCAAAGTCTCCATCAGCCTCCTGGCCTTTTCCGGCGTGCGGACGAAACCGCACTCATAGGCCGCCACCAGAAGAAGGTCGCACGCCTTCTGCGTCCCGGCGTCCACACCGGCGTCAAAGTACTGTTGGTTGCTGCTCCTGATCCGCTTTGCCAGCTTTTCCATGCTGCTCCTCCTTCTTACTCGCTATTTTTACCGCTCCAAAAAGCATGATGTACGCATTGATCTGCTCGTCCGTCTCCGGTCGGAGCTGCGGAGCCATCAGCTTCCATGCCTCCATGTACGTCATGCCTGTCCCTCCTTGCACGGCTCCATTTCCGGGCACTCGTACATAAACGCACACGGCGGAGCCATCAATCCGCGGAACTCCGGGCAGAGGTCTGCCACCAGACAGCACATCAGCTTCACAATCCCGCGCGTCGTTTCGTCTGCCTTGCGGCACAGGCGCTTGCTTGCGACCGTTAAGAGCTCTTCCGCGTTCATATACCAGATCATGTCGACCGGCTCGTCCTGCCGCGCTGCGTTCCTGTCATAGTCGCTCTGGCGGTCATTGCGCTGGCTTTTGATGAACGGGACAGAATGGACGTGCCGCGCAAGGTGTGTGCTGACGTAGTACGGAACGTTGTGAAGATAAAACGCGAAGTTCAGCGTCCGGATCGGACTGTGCTTCGCCCGGAGCATCCTGTGCTTCCATTCCATGTCCGGTGCTTTTCCCGAGTGCTTCCCAATCGTGACCAGCGCGCAGCTCTTGGCAAACATCCAATCTTCTTCCCCCGGCCACTTCAACAGTGTGATTTCAGTGTTCATCGTTGTCCTTTCTCTCCCCATAGGAGCAGAAATCCGTTTCTTTTCGCCCAAAGCCATCCTTTGTCACTGTATTATCCCCCTCAAATCGTGCCCAAGATTCCTGGCATCATCCCAATGCTTGATTTTCTCCCATTCTTGAGCATACCACTTGTCACTCCGTGCGCGCCGTTCTTCCGGCGTTTCCGCGAAAAGGTCTACATTCTCCGGAATGTCAAGGAGTTTCTTCGCGAATTTCTCCGCCGCAGCCTCCGGCGTTTCCGCATCCGCCTGAAGAAACGCTATCAGCAGCAGCGTGTCGAAAACAATGCCCCAGTCAGCGGCGCTTTCATTCACCTTCCATCCCTCGTTCCCCCTCACATCTCGGCGTCATCAACCGTTCCCGGTTCTCGCAAATCAGCTTCTCCGCTTCCCGCTTCGCCTGCGCATCCGCTCCCCATAGGAGCAGAAATCCCGTCCGTTTGTATCAATATCGTGCTCGAAACAGTGCCCATTCGGACTATCGGTAAGACCGACGTTTCGCTTCCAGTTCTGGCAGTCCTTGCAGCGCACCACCGGCGCAACGTCGGCGGCGGGAAGCTTCCAGATTTCTGCATACGCCGCAGCATAATCCCCGCACGTCCGCGTTGTAATTTCCAACGCCTCTGCGCGCCTGATATATTCGTCAGCCATCCTTCTTGTCCTCCTCGATCGGTTTTAGCCATTCACGAATGCGCATCCCGCATGAACAGCAAAGCTCGACGTCTCCCGTGTTTTCGCGATATGCGCCCCTTACGTTTACATACGTTGCCGAACTTGTAGGGTTTATTTCGGCTCCGCATCGGTCGCAGATTCTTTTTACCATCATTTTCCCTCCATTTCCGCCAGCGCCTTTTCAGCTTCTTCGCGCGTCAGGAATACGGTTTTGCCAAATCCTTTTAGCGATACGCCATACTCCCGCCCTCTGGCACCTATTGGCTCAAGTCCAACAAATCCGATCTCATTACCAAGGCCGATCTGCTTGACCTCGCACTCGCTTATATGCTTATCCGTGTCCAGCAGGGCAAACACCCGATGGCCCACCTTGCACGGCAGGACGATCACGCGCCCGTCCTTGTCGGCCTTGGCAAGCTCGCGGAGGCGGGCAACGCCCTCCTGCTCCGCATCACGCATTACGATGTACCGTCCTTCCGCGTCTGCTCGCGCAAATTCGGCACAGCGTTCCGGTGTCAGCCCCGTGTCCTCGTAGGCTTTCAGCCGCTCGCGCAGTTCTGCACACACCCACGCTGCCTGATAGAGCAGAGCCAAAACGTGCTCGAACGATTCAACATCTTCCCAGAGCCATTCGGCCATCATCATCGAGAAGGAATCATCCGAGATATCCAAGTCCACATACGGGCAGTTCCATCTAGTCAGATCCCGCGACAGGTCGAACAGGCTGATGTCTGCGCCGTCCTTCCCGTATCCGCGCACCCAGACTTCCTTGTCCTTGACGAAAACAGATTAAGAGCCATCTCGACGTTATTTTTCGGCGAATCCGTTGTAAGTCTCATTCCTTGTCCACTCCTTTCCATTCCCATTTGCTTCCTTTTCGGCATCCTGCGCAGGGGCAATCTTTGCTACAGATTGAGCACCCAACCCATGCGCGGCAGCAATTCTCATCGACATCAACGTTTTTGCAGTGCCGGCAGAATCCTCTTATCGTGTTTATCAGCGTCGCCTTCTCCTTTTCCAGCCGCTCGATCAGCTCAGCAGCGGAGCCAAGTAAAGTCTCTTGACAGCGATGCGCGTCATTGTGTAGACGGCAGCACCAGCAATCGCCCTCTGCGCAGCACCGCAGCGCCTTGACCAGTTCTTCCGGTTTCAAATTCATATCAAATCCTCCCGAAATTCTTCTAATACTTCCTGTCCCGGAAGCACATCATTTTCCATCCACCAGTTAAATATATCCAATCCATTATCGCCCCATCGCATCCCGCCGTCCATCTTGCCACGGCGTCGGCGTTCCTCCAGCATCCGATCAAATGCCCGGATATACGCCAGCTTGATCTTTAGGTATCTCTCAAATTCCATCTTCCGGTGCTTTCCAGCCATCGGGCAGCCGATACACCGCAGCGTCTTGACCAGTTCTTCCGGTTTCAAATTCATAGCAAATCCTCCCGAAATTCTTCTAATACTTCCTGTCCCGGCAATACGCCGTTTTCCATCCACCAGTTGAAAACATCCAAACCGTTTTCCATGCCGTATGTTTGCAAACATCGTATTTTACGTTCAATCAACATACGGTCAAACGCCCGGATATACGCCAGCCTGATCTTCGGGTACATCGCAAACTCCATCTTTCGGCATTTCCCAGCCATTGGGCAGCCGATGCACCCAATTCGGATGAACCCGAGCCTATAAAGCGGATTCATGCAGATCTTCTCAGTCTCCGCGTAGTCCCACACCTCCCTGTTGCCCCATCCAATAATCGGATTTACGACACGTTTGCCTTTCATCCTGCAATTTTCAAACTGCATCCGTGTTTCATCGTTGTCGTTCATCAGGGTCAGCCGTTTCCTAACGTCTTTGTTCTGTACTTCGATCAAACCGCGTGATTTTCGCTTTTGAGATTCTGCCCACCGAACGCCGGTGGCGATAAACCGACCTTTCCCGCCGCCCTCTTTGAGAATCGCGCAGCAGTAGCGGACAAGACGTGTCGGCGGCATGAGCTTCTGGGGGATCAGATTCCACATGGTAACGCGCTTCCCGTCCGGCTGGACGTGCGCGTCGATAGCGCACTTTACGCCCTTTTCTTCCAGTCGACGGAAGGTGTCCCACACATGGTAGACCGTTTCCGGCGCATCTGCCGTGGTCAAGGAATGCAAAGCCTCGAACGGAATACCGCTGTTGATCGCCAGCCGGAGCAGCACGTCGCTGTCCTTTCCACCCGAGTATGTAATCACAAGCGGCTGCTTGTAGAGCTTCAAGCTCTGCGCCGACGCAAACCGCAGCGCCTCAAACGCGCTCTGTTCCAAGTCCATTACAGATCCTCCTGCCAAAATTCGTTGAATTTCTTCCCTGTGATAATCGGCCTGCACCATTCACGTTGAAACCTCCGCCACGCGGCGTCCGTTTTTCCTTCTTCATCCCGAAAAAGCATTGCGTATGGTACAAATCCGGCCTGCATGGTCTGTGTCAGCCGCAACTCCGCGTCCTCAAAACTGTCCCCATCATATCCAACAAGAACATAGCAGCACATGGTGTGGCTCTTTGGCCGGAACCCCGCAAGGCGTAGCTTTCGCCCCATCGCAACCAGAGGTTCCAGATCATCCTTTGTGTCGTATGCTGTGTAAAGCCGCTTTGGTTTTACCTCCCGCAGCAAATCCGCCTGCCATTGTTGAAGCAAGGACGGTTCCAGTCCTCCGGTGAAGATCGCCGGATGCTCCTGCCTCTTGAGCATTTCGCAGACCGCCCGGAAATGGTGTTCAGACGTTCCGAGAATGTTGTCGTCGAGGATGTTCCATCCGTTCACGATCGGCAGTTCTCGAATCACGCCATGTGCGCAGCGCGGAACCGAGCAGAACCAACATTCCTTCATACAGCCGCGCGACGTGAAGATATAGCCGTCTCGGAGATACATTCCCGGCGTGAAATCACCCATGCGGTCATCAAATGCCGGGCCGCCTACTTCAACTGGCACGCCGATGATTTGCCACGCATAGTAAAGATCTTCTGCACGTGGAATGTCCCATGTGAAGGTTGTAGAGATGTGCACCGCTTCAACTTCAGCCTTGATACAATCTGCGATATTCTCGATTGTCGGTGCACCGAAGAACGCTAGCGTATCCGTAGGCGATGCAGCCGTCTTTCTTGGGAATACCCGCGCAATCCGATTCATTTCAGCAACCCCGCTTTCCGTAATCTCTCCACACTCTTACACCGTTTCTTCGCGTCCGCAGTGTAGGCGTCGCGGCTCCGTTCAACTTCTCTCGCCCGATATTCCGCCTGTTTCGCTTCCTCGTATTCCAGATAAGGCGCACACTTGGTGTGGCATCCCACTGTCCGTCTCGGGCAGTCCCTCTCACATGGCGGCTTCATCCGAGATCACCACCCTCATGTAATTTTCGTCGTGGAAAAAGCTATGTTTCTCTCTGTAATGCCGCCGGTCGTCGTTCCGGAGCAGCCAGCCTTTTAGCGCATCCACGGTCATCTTCTCAATCGCCGCATGGTTGTCGATGTCCATGCGGGTGTTGTGCCAAAAGGAAATGAACACCGGCTTTTCAAACAGCCGAACCGGAACGCCCTGTTGTCTCAGGCACAGCCGCACAAACGCCTCAAGGTCTCTGGCGTCCGCTGCCCTGACGTGGTGGTTCTTTCCCGCCCAGTAGGCGTTCAGGCCGTAGCGCTTCGTCCACGCGCTCTTACGGGCAGGATATGGAACAGTGAACTCAATCGTCATGGCGTTCCCTCGGCAGCTTGATCGTTTTCCCATCGGCCAGATCGTCTGAGCTGAGCTGATAGGATGCAAGCTGCAATCCGCTTCCGGTGTGCTCCACGCCGCAGAAAAATCCGCATATTGTGCCGTCTGGCAAATCAAGCGTAATCTTCATGTTCTTCTTCCTCCTATTCAAACGGATTTTTTACAATCAGACCTTCCGGTTCTTCCTGCCATAAGTGGCAGTTGTAACGATTCGGTTCTCCGGGCTTCGGCTTTACGCGGCATTTTTTACCGCAGTTGTCACAGTTTTTTTCAGAAATCACGGCAAGGGATTCAATCGCATCCTCGCACAGCAGCTGTTGTTCGTCCGCCGCTTGACGGGCGGCGTCGCGCTCCTTTTTGATCTCATCCAGCACATGGTTTAGCCGGAGGATTTCGCGGGCCTGTTCGTCGGCATGGATTTGAAGCTCATAGAGCTTCGAGGGGTTTTCACAGTGCTTACAGGCGATTGCCCTCGCCAGTTTTTCGAGAAGCATTTTCCGTTCCTTTCCCGCTGCATCTGCGCAGCGTTCCGCGCGGCTAAATAGCCGCAGTTCGTCATTTTCATAACAGCACCGTTTCCGGCAGCACTTGCGCGTTATCTGTAATTTTGACCCTCATCTCATCCGTCAACTGAATTTTCAGCATCGCATCTTTGCCACAGAACGGCGCAAACGCAGATTTATAACAATCGCAGACCAGCCAGTCGCCGTCCATGCGGAATACGCTATTGCCGTCTATGTATTCACACGCCGGATTGCAGGTGGCGAGTTTTGCTATCCGCCCAACGAAGCTTGGCTTCTTCCCCGCGTATTCCGGGTACTCCGCAATCAACGCCGCATATTCGTCCGGAAACAGTTGGGATAGCTGGTGCAAGAAATTCGGCACGGTTTTTTCCTGATAGTCTGTGATCGTGCCGCCCATCAAGCTTCGCGGCCTGTACGCGCATACCCGATTCAGGTTTTCCGGGGTCAGTGTATCGCGTTTCACAACAACCCAGTTGCATCCAAATCCGGGGTCTGAAACATTCAGTCGCCCGTTCTGATCCTCAATCATGATATATGGAGGGCACAAGAAGGCGTCATCTCCGATGCGTCCGATGTATTCATGCGACGGATATTTCAGTTTCCCGTAGCAGTCATCCTTTTTCGCTTGAATCCACAAATCGTGGTATTTATTGCTCCGTTTTGTCCCTCCGTCTACACAACTCCGCTCTCCAATCGGGCATCTCGCGCCAAAAAGTGTTGTTACGTTGAAGCACTTGCCGCCCTTGTATAGCGAGCACTCATCGGCTCTGTCGCAGAAAATGTATTCAGCTCTGAGCCGCGCGTTTCTGCTTCCATCCCCATACAAGGCTGTATTGATTTTCTTCGCGTTCATTCATTCTTCCTCCATCATCCGTGCAATGGCCTGACGCTCCAAGTCGGTGAGCTTATCGCCGTGCCGCTGCACGTTATACCCCGGTTTTTTCTCGCCACGCTGCGGCGCTGTGCGCCCCTCCGTGAGCCAATCCCAGACAATCCCGGTATAATTCGCGGACATGGAGCGGTCAATCACGTCCCGGACGGCATCAGCGCCGTACCGTGCGGCCTTGTTGGTCATCTGGGACAGGAGGGATTTCAGGCCGGTTGGCTTATATCCCTCGCGCCGCTCCCGCTTATAGTCCAGCCAGCGAGACGCGATCTCTCGCAGCTCGGGGGGGAGCGCGGCCAAGTCCGCTTGGCTCGCGCTATTACCCTGTCCTTGACCTTGTCCTTGACCTTGACCTTGTCCTTGTCCTTCGCTTTTTTTGCTTTCGTCAAAAAGCATTTGCTTTTTTTGCTTTTTATGAGGAACCAAATCAAGCTCCGGCTTATCGTCGGAATCATCCTTTTTCGGGCGTCCGCCCGATTTCCCAGCCTGACTTCTGGCCGTAGAGATCGCTTCCAGCGCGGCAATCTGCTCGTCAATCTCTCGCTGAATCGCTGGCCATACGAACCGTTCATTCCCGCCGAATACTGGCTGCTCTCTGGTCGCACGATATGAGATCATGCCCCGAACCAGCCGCCCTACTTCGGCGTCACTGTACGATGCGAAATAGCTTTCATAACTCAGCCACAGTTTGACGAATTCCTTTTTGTCTGCCATGTCGTCCCCCTATGTCAGAATGGGAGGTCTGGGTCATCCTCCGTCACTTCCGAAAAATCCTGTGGTTGCGGCGCATTATACTCAGGTTTCGCGCCCTCTTTTTTGGAATCGCCGAAATAGACACGATCGGCGACAATCTCCGCTGCGCGTCGCTTGGTTCCCTCCTTGTCCGTATAACTGCGGATTTGGAGCCGCCCATGCACGACGGCCATTCGTCCTTTTGCGAAATATCTGTTTACGGTCTCGGCCAGCGTTTTCCATGCGATGCAATCAATGAAATCCGTATCGCGGGAGCCGTCATCGTTGGTAAAATCCCGGTCAACGGCGACGGTGAACGATGTCACCGCCGTGCCGTTGGCCGTCCGTCTGAGTTCTGGGTCGCGCGTCAGGCGACCCATGATGCAAATATGATTCAGCATTAGAGCATCACCCGGACGCTGCCCGCTTCGATCTCCGCCGCGAGGACGTTTTCGAGGTACGCCTTGATGGTCTTTCTCGCTTCCAGCTTCCACATACCGCCGTCCGCTTCGGTGAATGTGATTCCACGTTCGTCAATGCGAATGAGGAACAGGCCGACCGGCTGCTCAATCTCTTGGAACGTGCGGTAAGGCCGGAGCCGAACAATCGGGCGGATGGTGGCGTTCTGTTGGAGCGACACGCCGCGCTGCGTCACTACGGTTGTTGCAACGCCTGTGTCGTTGTATGTAACCTTCGCGCCGGTCGTGATTTGCGACAGGAGGTTTAGGGTATATTCCCGGTCGTCAGATTCCTGAAAACGCGTCTGGAGGGCAACAGCGGCCTTATCGAACGCAAGGCGCGTCTCCTCTTCCCAGCCGGGGACGTCCGTTGCATCCGCGCGGTAGATCGTCATGCGTTCCTCGCGAAGATCGGGGTTCGGCGACAAAAATGCGTGTACGCAGGTCGGGGATGGGATGTTGACAAAGATTTTCCCATAGGACGGAACGGCTTCTTCCCGAATCATCAGGGTCAGCGCGTCGAGACTGCTCAAATCCTTTCGTTCTGGGTAAAACAGCGGCTCAAGAATCTGGGTCGCGTGCCCGCCGCAGTCGACGGCGAACGTCTTTCCGTCGACCTCAAGGATGGTCGGCTTTGCAAGTTCTTCGATTTTTTCAATGGCTTCTTTCAGCATTTTGGGTGCTCCTTTCATCAGTTCAAGCATTTTTTACGATTTTCAGGATTGGCGCGGGTTCCTGCTCCATGCCGCTCATATCCATCTGGCCGGGGATATTGGGTACCATTTCGACGGCATGAACCTCGCCGAGATTGTCGCCTGAGACAAACAGGGCGGTTGCTACCGGGTTCGTCGGGCAAAGGGTGCTCTTGGCGACAGCCGCAACCGAAATGGTCTGCCGGTTGTCATCCGGCAGAAACTCGATTGTGAGCTGCAATTTCCGCTTTGCCGACGCGCGGGTGTTTGGGTCTAGGATGTTATCGATGATCTTTGCAATTTCATAGTCCGCACGCTCCATAATTGCGCCGCGCGCAAGTTGGAGGATGCTTGCTTCTTTCTCTGCCATGTTTTACTCCTTCCGATAAATTAAAATTTTTTCATCCCATTCGGGATATTTGCTTCTCAGATAATTCGCCAGCGCGTCCTTGAGCGCCGCACGGTCGGCTGATTGGTCAAAACGTCTGTGGCACTTGTCGCAGAGCGTCACGATGTTCTCAGGCCGTCCAAGACCGCCCTGCGCCCGTGAAATGTAATGGCACCACGGATTGCCCGGTCTCCCGCAGAGGACGCAGCGCCCGCCGTCGCGCTCCCTGACGGCCTGTTTGACCGCTGCCGAGATGCTAGTGGCCCTCGTCTGCCTGTGCAGCTCTCTCACCCCATTCCAGATTCATCCGCGCCAGCTCGTCCGGCGTCAGTGTTTCAATGCCCAAGTCCTTCGCATCCTCGACGGCCCGGTCGATGATCCGTCCCATCTGCTTTGCGTTGTATCGGGACGAACCGTAATAGGCGCGGATCACAAGGTTGTCTCCGTCCTGCTGGTAGTCCACTTCCTCGGTCGGCCAGCCTGTCCCGAGCATTGACCATGCCGTCCGGAATGTCGCGGCCTCGTCGCGGGAGAGATGGAAGTCCTTGAACACGCCGACCTCCTTGATGTACTCGACATAGAGGTCTTCCTTCGTGCGTCCGAGCTTTCCCGCGATCTGGTCGCAGAGCTGCCAGAAATAGTTGTTGGAATCCAAGCTGCGCTTCTTCCGAAACTCCTTGATCTCCGCGACGTACTTTTTGCCCGGAATCATGTGCTCCAGGAACATCTGCGCTTTATACGGCACATCCGCCTTGATCCGCAGCCACGTCCCGGCCGCGTCCATCGTCCAGTCCGCCGCAGAAAACGTCAGTTCCGTCATGCCTGTACCGCCTTCATGTAGCAGTCCCAGCACATGCACTGTCCCTTCTTCTTTGTGGTCTGCTCCGCAATCGCTCTGGCGGAATAGTTCTTCCCGTCAAAGGAGACCGGCACAACATCATTTCCGCATACAGAGCATTTGAAGGGCTTCGCCGTCTGCTTCGTCTCCTGCGGAGCTGCGCCGTGTCCGAAGGTGTAAACCGTCTTGCCCTTGAGCGCCAATGTTAAGGTCTTAATCCGCTCGGCCTCGTCATAGCTGATCTCCGTCACGTCGAACTGGTCGTAGCACTGCCAGCGACCGGTTTTGTCGTTCTTCTTCAGCCGTTCGCATTTCGCAGCGTCGATCCAAATAAACGGCGCGGAATAAAGCTCCCGGCCAATGCCATGTTTGAATCCGGCGCGCTTGAACGCATCCGACGCGCGGCCCTTCTCGGCCTCCGTGTTGCTCTCCGTCCCGGCGTCCCATTTCCAGATCAGCTTTCCGTTGCCGACATAGTCAATGCCGATCCCGCCGTACAGAACGCCATCCACCAACTTAAAGTCATTCTCCCAGTTCTGCGCGCCGACCGTCTCATCCAGAATGTCAGCGTCCGTCCGGGCGGTTTTATAAAGCAGGATGGACGCGCCTTTCTCATTGCACTGGGCAACGCGGCACTCGATCTCATCCGGCCTCAGTGTCCGAAACTGTTTCATTCAAATCCTCCAATTCCAGGCGGCAGTAGTAACCTCTGCCGAACTCGTTCAAAATGTACTCTCCGGTCAACCGGCACTGCTTGCGGGAATATGTCTCATAGGCAGGGCAGTATGCGCAGCAGATATGGTCTTTTTCAAAGTAGATGCTGCACCGCGCCTCAACCGGAGTGTAGACGTACTCATTCGATAACCCTTTTTTCATAGCCAAGCTGCTCCAAAATGTACCGCGTCCCCAGCTGCTGCACCAAAAGGGACATGATCTGGTTGCCAGAATCGAAGTTGTCCGCGCCGGGGTCACACATCATGCCCTCGTCGCCGCAGTACACGGTGTCGCCCCTGTAGATCTCATCGCCGAAGATGTCATAGCAGTACGGCGACACGTTTTGCGGGTCTTTGGAATAATCAATTTCCGGTAACATTTCTGTCCTCCAATCTGTACTTCGCAAATCTCACGACTTCGCCAAACCGGTTTTTCTTCTGCACGATCTCGCTCGCGATGGGCCAGCCCTCCGCCTTGAGATCAGCTACACGCGCCGCCAGCCGGAAGCATCCGTACTGGTCAAGCGCTTCAACTGGCGTGATGGAGCCGATCGTCTGAAGATGAAACAGAATCTTATCGCACTGCGTCATCTTTCTTTTCCTCAAATTCGCCACACATGATGTTCTCTGGGCGATTTTTTGCGATGATCTTGCGTTGAGTTTTATTCGTGATACGGAAGTGCAGACCAGCATAAATGCCAAATTCATCGCCAGCCTCGATGCCATCGCCAGCCCTGATGCTCCAGCCAGCCTTGATACCCAAGCCAGCCTTGATACCCAAGCCAGCCTTGATACCATTGCCAGCATCGATGCCCCATCCAGCCTCGATGCCATAGCCAGCCTTGATACCCAAGCCAGCCTTGATACCATTGCCAGCCTTGATACCATTGCCAGCCTCGATGCCCCATCCAGCCTCGATGCCATAGCCAGCCTTGATACCCAAGCCAGCCTTGATACCATTGCCAGCCTTGATACCATT